AGCAGTTGATTCATATTTTGAACATACTGAGTCCAAAATACAATCTCATACGATATGAGCATAAATGTAGGATAAGGTGCAGTAATAATTTCAAATATATTATCAGTTAGTGAATTATCAAGACTTGTTGTCTGTGAGTTAGCTATGAAAGAAAGATTTTTCCCATTCCTTCTTGTAACTACAGTTCCTGGTTTCGCTATGTTTCCTGGAAAAACATCACTTCTTGCAAAGTTTTCTCTACTTGAAACGTTTTCCTGATTTTTTATGCCAAATCTATTTATTAAATTTTGATAATTTCTATCTTTCTTAGAAAGCCTCTTTCTCACAACATAAGTTGACTGATCTCTTGGTGAAATTGGGGTTCCGTATCCTCCCTGTCCAGGTGATAAGTCAATACTCTTTCTATATAGGGCTATTATAGGAAGTATAATTGCATTATTTCTATCTCTAATTGGAGAATTTCTTCTCGTTAATGCAAATCTCTCGCCAGTTGAAAAAACAACGGGAACTTTTGTTGATTGATCATCTATCTTAACTTGAAACGGTAGCGTCTTATCAAAGAGATTAAATAATGCTCTATCAATCTCCTCAATACCTGATGATGGTAGCCCAAAATCAACTGCCTCAGGTAGCCCCTCTCTTTCTTCAATTTCTTTACTCATTGTTCACCTCAATCATCATCTCCCCCATAAAATGAAGATCCTGCGCTGCCCCCTGCTTTTTTGGTTACACCCTTTGGACCAGTCAATGGTTTATCTAGAACCTTATTCTTCTGAAGCTCTCTTATATCTCCAGTGATTCCTTCCTGATTGTCTTTATATCCTCTCTGCTGATAATAATTCTCCTCAACTGCATCAGGATCACTATAGCTTTCATCGGTGGGTCCAAAAACATGTGTCTCAAATAAGCCTTTTCTAGCTTGCTTGCCTGTGATGGTGCTGAATCCTTTATGTTCAACCTCTCCGTATATTATATTTGAATCTGGAACTGTTATGACTTCAAAAAATACAGATCCGTAACTAAAAAAATCACCCTCTTCAACTTGAAGCTGTTTATCCAGAAGATCTCTTGATTGAACATAAACTTCAATAGTATAAAATTCTTCGCTACCGAATTTATTAGCTCTAATTTCCTGTGGTTCATACTTGACTAAACAGCCAAGCCTTATTGGATTTTCAAAAACTTTTTTCGTAGATTCCTCGTATATTTCATGAACGTTAGATTTAGTTGTTGAAATAGGGTAATAATAAATAAATTGACCTATAACATCCTTGACAATCTCTTTTCCTAGATCATTAATAAAGTTAATCTCTCTCGGCGTAATAAAAAGTCTACTCATACAATTACCCCATTAATATCGCTAAGCCATTTGGCATTGGAATAAATTTAAGCTGCTTATTAATAAACTCAGCTCGAGATGCAGCCATCTCCATAAGCTTGTCATACGTCATTGTATCAAGCATTTCTTTAAGTTGTGTAACAAGATCTTTCTGATCCTCTCTGCCTTGTGTAATTAAATCTTTTCCATTAAGAGTAAGATCTGAGCCCGGGATTGGTATATTTGTAAACTTAGACCTTACTTGCCCAAGCAACTCTTTAGAAAGTCCTAGCGTATACTGTCTTATCCACTGCCTCCCAATACTGTTTATTGTTGAATAGGGTATATTTCCAAAAGGTAGGTCTGCAAGATTAGATACACCATCAATTGTACCATCGCTATACGCAGCATTTAGAGGATCTGAATAAAATCTAACCCTTATCCACAGTCTATCGGTAGTTGTAGAGTCTACTTGCGGCATTGGATATATTCTAATATTCTCTCCAGACACCTTGTAAGAATAGTTTGATCGTCTAACTCTATTGGAAAGATCTAGCTGTCCCGCCCTTAGAATGTCTTCGAATACTGGTAAAACATAGAAAATTGTCTCAGGTGTGAACGATTCAAACGAAAATTCATTATTCAAATAGTTTATTGCAGAAGTGGTGTCAAAAAATCTATACGCTGCCTGTGGACTGAAATGAAATACTTCTACTATTTGCATCTTGCTCTTTTTGGTATTTAAGCTAGAATTGAAAAGTAATCCTCCAGAACCAGAAAGCGTGTTATAAATATTGTAATCTTGTTGCCCCGATTTAAGCTTTATTGATCCAGAAATTGTATTATAAGATCCCCCTATGCCAGCTTCAAAGGAATATGGCTCTGCAAATCTTGTAAGATAGTCAAGATTCTCCCTTGGGTACTTTCCCTGAGATCCAGACATTGTTCCATCTGAGCCTGTCGTAGGCATTCCTAAAAAATTTACAATTTGAGATTTTGCTTGATAAGTGTTTAAAATTGAACTAAATTCAAGTGAAGCTTCCTCAAGTGTTGCCCATATTTGTTTTTTTGTCAACTCAACAGAAAGAACATCATCACCCAGCTTTCTTTTAACAAAGGTGACCATTGCGTCTGCTTCTGTTTGAAAGCTAGTCTCATTATTATAAAATCCAAAAGGCGTTGGATTTGTAGTATTAGCAAACGTGGCCACAGTTACACTCCCAAATTTAATTATTCACGAAACTGTAACATTTCATAAAGAAACAATGAGACATGAGATAAAAAAATCAGCTCAGTGAAAAATTGTAATAATATTTTAACGTTTCTATTAAGAAAAATATTTTAATAAAAATTTATTCTATTCTTGTAATGACAAAATATCTGAAACAAGTGAAGACTTAGACTTTCTTCCCGGGTATCCTCCGAGAGTGCGTAAAATATCTACTACATCAGACTTCTTCATCCTATTGAGATCAGATCTACTATAAGCTACCGTAGTTTCATCAACCTCTACAGCAAGAGATTCTTCTACGCTTGCTTCTACTGCTTCTACGTTTGCGAACTTCTTCAGTGCTTCCTCATGATCTTTAGTAACTTCTTCAACAACCTGCTCAAGTGTTTCTAGATCAGCTGTATCTAAGGATAGGTTATTTTCCTTCCATTTATGAAAAGACGGTTTAGGTTTACCCTCTAGCTTGGCTGCTTGTCGGTCCAAATAGTACCTTTTGGCATCCTCTACGCTAATTTCATATTGTTTAGAAAATATCTCTACCTTCTGCTGAGCTCGTCCCTTTAATTCAGACATAATGTCTCCCTTTTAAAATATATATTACTTCTTACCATAAGTTTTTAAATGTTAATTGTTAGTCTCACTGTGCAAGTATTCAAAACTTATAATAAAAAAGGGGCGGTCAATGACCGCCCCTTAGTTTGTTAGTTATCTACCTAGATTAAATTACATTCATATCCATGCAGGTAACTGTACCGTAGAAGTCAGCACGAACCATCTTCTTACCGTATCGGGTCATCACGCCCTTACGGGGTGTGAAGTCCTCTGGTGCGAAGATAGTCGGGGTGACAATGAGGGGTACGTACGGAGCGTAAACATATCCTGTCTCAAGGTAGCTACCACCCTTGTAACCAACAAGAACCTTGTTGCGGGGGAAGTAGGGGTCCTTGTAGACCGTGAAACGATTACTCAGGCTACCAATTGGAGCTGCACCAAGCTGGAAGGGAGATCCGACCTGACCCTGGCCATCAAGGCTGTAATTGGGCTTGTAGAGGACGGAAGCCTCAAAGATTGTTGCAACATCTGGTGAGCATACAACGAAGTTTGCAGAACCACGAAGTGTCTTACGATGAATCTCATTAGCGACATCAATGATTGTCTCAACGAGAGTCTCATACCACTCACGAACTGTACCAGTGAAGTTGGGTCCGGGAGCAAGTGAGGAAGCTAGGAGCTGTGCAGCACCAGTCTTCTTATTCACGAACTTACCGGGCATACGAGACCAGTAGTAGTTAGCACCTTTTGCCTGGGTGAGAAGATCGTTAAGGATCTCTCTATCAAGCTCGAGAGCAATCTGCTCGGATAGGATCTGAGTAAGCTCCACCTCAGCGTCTAGGCTGTGGTAGGCATTCAAGTCCTGTGCGAGTTCTGGTGACCACCGAGCACGTAACTTACGTGTTTCAGCTGTCACAGCGATTGACTCAATCTTGATGTCTATCTCAGGTATGTTGGGGCTGGGGGTTCCTGTGCTAAAGTTAGACTCAAAACTTGGAATTGTTAGAGTAGAACCGTCTGCATTTGCAACGTTCAACGTTGGACTCATAACGTAAGAAGCACTAAGACCGTGATCTGTAGCACTAAACACTTGACGATATGCCCCAGAAACAATTGTCAATAGAGCAGCATTTGTTGTAGCCCGCGTGACCATTGGATCAGGAGTAAAAAGACCTCCTGCAAATGTACCAAGCTGATTAAGACGACGAACATTAAGAACTGAACCACCTTGAATTCCAAGGGAAGCCGACAAAGGTCTAAGACCTGCATTAGCAACAACAGTCAGCCCTGCGTTATTAGCAGTACCATAAAGAGCAATTTCCTTGACCGCAGTAAGATCAATGTTTGCAGGCATCACTGTAACATCAAACAGTAGCGCCTGGAATCGACCAAGCCCTGAAGAACCACCCGTTGAGGAATTAATGTTATCCTCAATTAGAGTCTGAATCTGTGGATCAAACTGAATTAGCTTAAGATCTGCAGATCCTGTATTGAGTAG